GACCAGGGGCCCGCAAGCAGCAATGCCAAGGGGCTGAGGCCAGCGCAAAAGGCAGTCATGGATGCTCTGGATGACGCAATCATTACATCTGGTCAGCCATCGCCTGGGGGTGAAAACTATCCGGCTGGTGTGGTCGTAGTTGCGGAGACTGCATGGCGTCAAACTGCACTCGCAAAATCAATTTCAACTGGCAATTCTGATGCCGAGCGGAAGGCTTTTTCGAGGGCGGCAGAAGCCCTCATTCAGAAGAAAATCGTGGCAAAATGGCAAAATCTGGTCTGGAAGGTAAAATAGGCATGGGACAGGTGGATGGGACAGAATGTCCAGAGTAAAAACAAAGGGTTATAAGAAATGGGACAAGTCTGGGACAAGTGTCCGACAGACGGGACGGACAGGACACTCTCTAGAGTCCTGTCCCAACTGTCCCATGTCCGCTGAAACCAGGTTGATAATCGAAGCCCATGACCTTGTGGCAAGAGAGATGGAAATCAAATGGGGTGTCGAGAGATTGCACAAGATCGTGCCCGATGAGTTGGGTCAGAAGTTCATCGCTCAACGAGACAAATTGAATGAGGCAATCCATCAATCGAAAGATGAGGATATGAGAAAGCATGGGGCCGCAATGAAACGGGCCTACCAGGTATTAGATGAGGAAGCGACAAAGATGGGTTGCGCCCTGGTTGGAACAGACTATTGGGAAATGTCGCACCCTGGCAAGCCTGGCCTGGTGATTAGATTGGTTAAGACCCAAGAAGAAATGCCAACAGATCAGCCCGAAGGCGTGGCCTATCTCAGTGCAGATGAGTTGATGGCGTTTGTGCCAGGGACAGTGATTGAGATCAAGCGGACTTTTAGTGGCTCCAGGGTCACTGAGATTAAAGGAAAGGACAAGGTGCCAGATGACCCAATCCCCTTCTGATAAGCCACCGATCAGGAAGTATAGCGTACTGCCAGCAAGAGCCATCCAGGATGATAACTTGCATTGGACAACGCTCCGTGTGCTTGGTGCTATCTGTCTCTATACCAATGCCTATGGAATAGCCTGGCCATCAAGGATGACAATCGCCAGGCACGTTAGCCGAAGCACTAAGACTGTCAGCGACCACGTTCAAAGGCTGATGAAAGCTGGCTATGTGCGTAAGTTGCAGCCCCGTGATTACCCACCAAAGATAAAGGTGCATAACACCTGGCGAACAAACCGATACCAGGTGATGTTCGATGGGGCTCAGACTGAGTTACCGAGCAACGAACAGTTCTGGAGCCCGAGGCCAAAGGTAGCAACTGAGCCGCTCGAAGAGAAAGCCATGAACGTGACGCATACTAGAAGGGAGTCTGAGGGTGGGAATGACGACTTTAAGATATTGGCACATGCGTTTGTTTCTGGCATCCAAATGGCTTGCGGTCAGCATCGATTGGCCGGACCGAACCAGGATTTAGCGCGGCCCCTGGCGGATCGTGGCGTAACAGCCGACCAGATCAAGACTGCAACCGTTGATATGACTAGGCATAACCTCAAGTCTGGTCGGATGCCACCGCTCACAATCGAACAGGTCGCAAAGTGGGCGGCATTATGATAGCCTCAGATTACAATGGCCAAACGTTGGCTTGGCAAGTGTAAGGGGTGCCGGACAAATGCCGCAAGTGACTGTAATCGTTGACAAAGCACTATGGCCCCCCCACCCGTCCGGTGTACATACGGGGGGTTGCCTCAAAATTTTAACCGTTTTCATAGGAGAAAACAGATGTGGACTAAATTCTTAAAATTATTCTTTCCGACCTTTGTGTCAGAGCCCACCAGAGCGCGGTATTTGAGTGGACGCCTCCGACCTGATGATAAAAAGACGCCCACGATCAATGAGGCGTGGAAGGGCGGCAAGGCTCCAGCCAAGAAGCGTGGACGTAAGAAGAAATGAGCGTGGATCGATACACGGATTCGATTGAGTCTGTCGCTGATATATTGCGTGAGCGGGGCGATAACTACGGCGCGCCTTACTCCAATCATGTGACGATTGCGAAAATGTGGTCTGCAATTTTGGGCCATGACATAAGCCCTGGACAGGTTGCGATGTGCATGATTGCGGTGAAGCTATCGCGCCTGGCTAACCAGGACACGCATGATGATAGTTGGGCAGATATTATTGGGTATGGCGGCATTGGTCGCGGTATCGCTGCAATAGAGAGGGATGTTGAAAATGCTCTTAGTAAAAACCGCCGTGTCGATGACCACTGAGGAGTTTGCCCAGGAGTTGGTGCGGCTGAGGCGTGAGACGCTCACAGTTGTTCGTGAGGTTGGCCGCGCCAAGAATGGCCGCTATGGCGATAANATGAAGCCAGGCAAGAAGATTACGCCTTTTAAGTATGTGAAGTGGAGCCGTATGGGGTGAGTAAAAAGCTGACAACCAGGCAGATGCGGAAGGCTTTGGTCTTTGGCTCTGATGATGAGCGAGAGGGCGTAAAACAGGAGTTAGCTGTTATTGCGTCCAGTGATATTACCCAGGTTATGGAGTGGAAAGAAGATGGCAGGGTATCTTTGCGTAGTAGCGATGACATTCCACTTGAGACAAAAAAGGCGATCAAGAAGATCAAGGTTACGCCAACCAGGGCGGGTAATGCGATTGAGATTGAAATGCACGACAAGGTTTCGGCCTTGCGGATGCTCGCAAAGCATCACGGCCTTTTGGAAACGAGCCTTGATAAAACAGATCGGCCTAGCGTGATTGGGATTAATATGACGGGTCCGGTTGTGACTCATTATGAGGAAAAAGATGGGACGGACGAAAGCAGCGAGTGATAGGTCAACCAGGCGCAAGACTGACGCTGATGGGGCTTTTGGTGGATTAGATTTAGATTTTAGCACTAGCCCGACTGTGTGGAAGTTTTTAAGCGACAATGCGTTCTTTAGGGGGCTTATGGGCCCTGTTGGCTCTGGTAAGTCTTATGCTAGTGCCGCTGAAATAATGTTAAGGGCGGTAAAGCAGCCCGTATCTCCAAAGGATGGGGTCAGATATACGCGGTTTGTTGTGGTGCGGAACAGTTATCCTGAGTTGCGGACAACAACGATCAAGACCTGGCTTGAGTTATTCCCCGAGCATATCTTTGGTCCAATGCGTTGGAGCCCACCACTGACGCATCATATTAAGTTACCAGCCCGGGGGGACGCGGCAGGGATTGATTGTGAGGTTATATTCCTGGCCCTGGACCAGCCTAAGGATGTGCGGAAATTGCTTTCATTAGAATTATCGGGGGCGTGGGTAAATGAGGCTAGAGAGCTTCCTTTGAGTATTGTCCAGGGGCTAACGCATCGTGTCGGGCGTTTTCCTACCAGGGCGAATGGTGGGTGCCCCTGGCGAGGGATATGGGCTGATACAAACCCTATGGCAGATGACCACTGGTGGTATCGATTGTCTGAGAAGGAGCCAGTAAAGGGCAAATACAAATGGAACTTTTATAATCAGCCGCCAGGTATGCTTGAGGTAACAAGTGAGAACCCTGAGGCTTTGCCTGGTGGTGGAAGGTTATGGGCTAATAATCCAAAGGCTGAGAATGTTGGTAATCTGCCAAATGGTTACTATGAGCAACAGATTGGCGATAAGGAGTTGGATTGGATCGAATGTTATGTGGGCGGCAAATATGTCTATGTGAAAGAAGGCAAGCCCGTCTGGCATGAGTATGATGACACAATCATGGTTGACCATGACCTTACACCAGACTTGTCATTGCCTTTGCACGTTGGCCTGGACTTTGGATTAACCCCTGCGGCTGTTATTGGCCAGCGGTTTGCGTCTGGTAAATGGCACGTTTTAGAGGAAATTGTCACCGAGGACATGGGGCTGGAGCGATTTGGCCAGATGTTGCTTTATGAACTAAATATGAAATACCCGAAGTTCGAGGTGAAGGTTTGGGGTGATCCGGCTGGCATGAAGCGGGATGAGATCTTTGAGGTTACAGCTTTTGACCATTTGCGGACGATTGGGCTAACTGCCCAGCCTACAGCGTCAAATGACTTCCAGGTGCGCCGTGAGGCTGGTGCAGCCCCTATGTTGCGGCTGACTGATGGGAAACCAGGTCTAAGGGTCAATGCCCGTTGTACGAGGCTTAGAAAGGCCCTGGCGGGTGGGTATCATTTCAAGCGGGTTGGGATCAGTGGCGGCAATGATCGCTTTCGGGATGTGCCAAATAAGAATGATAGCAGCCATGTTGGCGATGCCTATGGGTATTTGCTGCTTGGGGCTGGCGAACATAGGCGAATGACACGGGGTCGGCTAAGGAATGACGGGCTTCCGACCCTGGCAAAGACTGATTTCAATATATGGTAACGGCCCAGGATGTAGAAAGCTGGTGTGGATTGCGGACTGTGGATTTTCATCCAAGTCACATTTATTTAATGGAACTGACCGACCACTCCAGGTGGTTTAGCCAATCGGTCCCAGATTTTGCAGATAATCTTTGGGCCCAGGCTCAAAACAACCCAGCGTTTACGGTTTTTTACAAAGATAAACCTTTTACGTCTTTTGGCATTTATGAACTTTGGAGTGGTGTGGCTGAAGGCTGGATGGTTCCAAGCAATCGTATTGAAATCAACCCAATTGTTTTAGCAAGGCGGTCAAGACCTATTTGGTTGCACATTGGTCCTGCTATGCAATTACGAAGATTGCAGTTCATAGTTCGTTCATCTCATTTACACGCAGTGCGGTTTGCTGAATTTTTGTATTTTAATAAGGAAGCAACTCTCAAGGAGTATGGGCCTGAGGGTGACGACTACAGTATCTATGTGAGGTTCTACGATGAATTATGTGAGAAAAGTTTTCGGCACTCCAAAAGCACCAGACACATCTGCGGCAGACAGAGCCCAGGCTGACGCTTTAAAAAGGCAGACTGAAATCCTTGATAAGCAAGAAGCCAGGCTCGACCAAGAAGAAAAGACAGCAAAAACCAGGATGGCAGCAAGATCGGCATCTCGGCGCAAGGCCCGTGGTGGTTATAGAATGTTACTTTCGAGCGACAGACAAAACGCTCAGATGGGCATCAAAGGCTCTGGCTCAAATTTAGGGGGGTAATATGGCGCAGAAAAAAGAAGTTTGGGATAAAAAACGCCCTAAGGGTTTGGGCAAGCCTCAATCTTTAAGCACTAAGCAAAAGAAATCGGCTATGGCTGCGGCCCGTAGGGGCGGTCGTCCATATCCAAATTTAGTTGATAACATGAGGGCTGCTAGGTCCAAGAAAGGCTAAATCATGCCAGGCAAGAAAAAAGGCAAAGGTGGTCGGGGTTACTAGATGACCCTAAAACGGCACCAAAACCCGAAAGGCGGGTTGAACGCTGCGGGTCGTGCCCACTTCAATAGGACTACGGGCTCCAAGCTAAAGGCCCCTGTTAAGTCAGGCGATAATCCAAGACGGGCTTCATTCCTGGCGCGAATGGCTGGTAACTCTGGCCCCGAGCGTGACAGTAAAGGAGAGCCGACCAGGTTGTTGCTCTCTTTGCAAGCCTGGGGCGCATCATCCAAGTCGGACGCAAGAAGTAAAAGCGCGGCAATATCTAAGAGGTTGAAAGCGAAAGCGTAGTGAAAAAGTTAACTAAAAATCAAACGAGGCTGCTGCTCAATCATTCAAAACATCATTCAAAAAAACATTTGAATATGATGCGTAATAAAATGAAATCAGGCAGTAGCTTCAAAAATGCACATTTAAAAGCGCAAAAGGAAGTGGGCACCTAATGGCAAA